AAGCGAAATTAGCTGAATTCGAAAAAGCCGAAGAAGAACGTAAGAAAGCGGAAATGAGCGAACTTGAGCGTCTACAAGCTGAACTTGCGGAACTCCAAAAGAAGGCGCAAGAGGCGGAAGAAGTGAAAAACAAAACGCTCGAAAGCGCAAATCAACGCCTAATCAAAGCGGAATTCAAAGTATTCGCCAAAGAGTTAGGCGTTCGTAAAGAAGCGATAGATGACGCTTTTGTGTTAGCGGATTTGTCAACGGTTGAAGTAGACGAAGAAGGCAATGTAAAAGGCGTAAAAGAAGCGATAGAAACGTTGAAAAAAGCAAAGCCTTATTTATTTGGCGGTAATGAGTATGCAGACCCTACGCCAGGTCAGCACGAAACCAAGCGCGAAGGTACGCAAGAGCAAGCGAAACGTAAATTACAAGAATTAGCGGAAAAAGCGAAGAGAAGCGGTAAGATCGAAGATAAAATTGCTTACGCACAACTGAAAAAGGAACTCGGATTATAAGAATAGGCGCCGATTAAGGCGTCATTTTAATTTTCAAAAACATTTTTAAGGGGGAAATTTTTCATGGCTAAAATTTATGACGCTAGTTTAGTAGGTAAAAAAGAATCTGTTGTTGATGAGATTTTATTACTTAATCCACACCAAACACCTCTAATTAATTTGCTTGGATTTTCTAATCCAGTAACACAAGTCGAGCACGTATGGTTTGAAGATGAAATGATTAGTTATGAATCTACAGTCAACGGCGCTAAATTAGAGACAGATACAACAATCACTGTTGCTAACGCTGAACCTTTTCGTGCTAACCAAGTAATTAAAATTGGCGAAGAGTTGTTGCTAGTAACAGCTGTTTCAGGAAACGATTTAACGGTAACTCGTGGATATGCCGGAACTACTGCGGCTGCAATCGCTGACGGCGCAAAAGTAGAAGTTCAGTTTGTCGAAGGGGTTGAGGGCGCAGACGCTCGCGCTGCGCGTTATAAAGCACGTGTTCGTAAATCGAACTTAACACAAATTTTTGACGACACAATCGAAATTTCCGGAACTGCCCAATCCGTAACCCAATACGGAATCTCCAATATTTACGAATACGAAAAACAAAAGAAACAATTAGAACTCGCTCTTCAACTTGAAAAAGCGTTAATCAACGGTGTTAAATACGAAAGCGGTCAAATTCGTCAAATGAGCGGTATTCGCTCTTTCATTCAAACTAACGTAACTGACGCTAGCGGAGCAGCTTTAACTGACGTTATGATTAATGACGCTGCACAAAAAATTTACGAAAAAGGCGGTTTTGCTGGCGGAGGTAATTATGTAATCATGGTTCCAGCAAAACAAAAACGCGCTATTTCTAATTTCAACAGTTCTGAAATTCGTTTAGAGCGTCAAGACAATGGTCGCGGTTCTGTTGCCGACTATTTCGTATCTGATTTCGGGCAATTCGAAATCGTTCTTAACAACAACTTAGGCGCAGACGAGTTGTATATCGTAGACACTAATCGCATGGCAATTCGCCCACTACAAGAGCGCGCGTTCTTCCACAAATATCTTGGTGACAAAGGCGACTATGTAACTGGAACAGTTGTCGGCGAATATACGCTTGAATTTGTTCAAGAAAAAGCACATGCTCGTTTGAAAAACCTCGGTTAATGAAGGAGTGGTATCGTGGCAACATTTGAATCAAAATACGCTGAATTAACATTTTATGTCGACGGAAAACCTCGTTCTTTCCGCGACGGTGTTTATAAAACCGAAGACAAAGCGGAGATTGAAGTTCTTGAAAAATTAGCGGACGTAAGATGTGTTGAAGAATCGCCAAAACCGACTGCGAAACGAGCAACAACAGCTAAAAAATAACGGAGGTGGCGCTAATTGGCTATATCTGACCGACTACAAAAACGATTCCGCAATGTGCCGGGCGTCACTTCGGCGGATATAGCCGATTGGATTGCCGAAGCACAGACGGAATCAGACCTTAAAGAAGGCGAAAATTCGAACGATGATAACGCTATCTTGTATTTAGCGTTTTCAATCGGTTGTCGGGTAATTGCGACGGACGCAGCACGGTATTTCAAATACACGGATGGTGAAGAAAGCGTTGATAAGTCGGACATTTACGAGAAATATTTGCGACTTTCCCTCGACGCATACCACCAATACCGTTATTACCGTGATGGCGGTGGTTCGCGAACAATAGCGCCGAAAAGAGTTGACGGCCGATGAGTAATCAAACCGAACTAAACGAAATATTTCGCCGAATTGCCTCTGAACACGGCAAGCTAACCGACAAGCAAGTCGCATTTGCGATACGCGAAATCGGACGTGTTCGTAACGACGTTGCCGCCTTATTAGCGGAATTTGCGGCGGACGACGGCACGATTAAAAAGCAGCGCTTAATGCGTTTGTTACGAGAATTAGAGCAGTTAGAACGTTCAATGCGCCAATACGGCGAGGAAGCGTTAAATAAAACGATAAATGAATCGGCAGAATTTGCGATTGAGCAAGCTAATGCCGCCGTTAAAACAGTCGTAGGGACTACGCTTATAAAAAGCGGCATAGAACGTTTAAATCGGAATGTCGTCGAGTATGTGGCAACGAGATTCGGCGACGATGGACTAGTGCTATCAGATCGCATTTGGACGATGTCAGGAGAAATTCGCGACGCTATTGCGTCGCAGCTTCGCGCCGACATAATTAAAGGCGAATCGGTTAGCACGATGGTGAGTAACATACGTCGAATCTACGAGAACGAAACGTGGATGATTCGGCGCTTAGTTATAACGGAAGGCAATACGGCGTACCGAACAGCCAACGCTATGAGTATTGAACGAAGCGAGGTCGCCGATTGGGTGCGAATCGTTGAAAACGGAAGCCGTCACCCTCGACATCAACAACACCGTTGCTATGAGTTAGCACGCGAAGATCGATATGGCAAAGGACGCGGAATTTTCAAACCGACTGATACCGAAATTTACTCGCCACACCCGCAGTGCTCAGCGTTCATTGTTCCGGTTCTAAAAGACGAATATTTGTAGGAGGTGATTACGTTGCTAACCGAATATGATTCAGTATGGATAAAGGCGAATCGTGCGGAACTGGTTGCGAATCGCACGTCAACAATCATCGTAAAGTACAAGGACGTCACCGAACGCGACCCGTTTACGAATGAGCCGATTGGAGAAACGGAAGTAAGTCGAACGGTACAAAGCGTAGTCACCGAGATTTCGTCGGCAACCGGAGCAGGCGCTGATCGACGATTGGAAAACGGAATAGAAGTCGAAGACGGCGATATTTGGTTATCGATTGATATTGACGATGTTGCCGATATTGTCAATAAAATTGAGCGCATTGAATATGACGGTAAGCAGTACGAGATTCTCGCTATCGACAAAAAAGGTATCGGCGAAATCAATCGTATTGAAGTATTAGGGCGGGTGATTTCGTAATGGCACGCAAACTCAACGTACAAGTTTTCGGGATTGATGACGTATTAAAACGATTTGTCGAAACAGGCGGAGAGCCTGCGAAACGTGATCTCGAAAAAATAACGGAAACATACGCTAGGAAAATGGCGAGTGAATCCGCAGAAATGGCACCGGTTGATACCGGAGCATTAAAAAATTCGATTTCGTCGTCGCCGAGAAAAGCAGAAGGCGAAGAAATTGCGTGGGAGTGGGGCTCAAACTTGCCGTATGCAACGCGACAAGAATACGAGCATAGAACTCGCAAAGGATTCGTACGCAAAGCAATTTGGAATAATCGAACGAAATACCGCGAAGCAATACGCAATCGAATAACGAAAGGGTGACGAATTTGCAGTACGATATTCAAGCGTCAATCATACGTCACCTAGAGCAGAAAACAGGTTTACGCGTTATTTGGATTTTCGACGGCGTGACGTTGCCGGACGAAACGCAAAAGCCGTATGTAACGATTGAACAAATGCAAGACGATATAACAATACTTGCGAAACAACGCGAAGCAGTCGAAACGATATACCGTTTTCAAGTCGGATTATTCGCAAAAACAGCAGCAGAACGGTCTAAATTACAAGAAAATGTACGTAAAATTTTTCTTTACGACGATTTTGCGTTGCTTGATACGAGCCAGCCGGGATTTCCATCGGTTGGCTTTTTTAATTGCACTGTCGAGCGTATCGTTCCTATGCCGGTAGATGACATCACAGAAAAATCTCAATACCACCGTGTTTATTTTGACGTGTTTGTTCAAAACATCGAAACAAAAACGAAGGAGTGACTAATAAATGCCGGTTTTAAAAGGCGAAAAAATTGTCTATGCAGTCCGTTTTACCGACGAACAATCTCAACAACAAATTTTGCGCGTTTTGTACCAAACAACAGGTGGTCGTTCGTATGAAGCTGACGAAATTGAAGTAAATACGAAGGACATTGACGGTGTTGATTACGGGGCAGTAACGGAATCAATATCATTCGAAGGATTAATGGCAGCAGACGATCCCGCAATTGAACATTTAAAAGACTGCATAAAAACCAAAAAGTTAGCAGAAATTCTCGAAATTAACACTGATACGAAAGAGGCGGAAGTCGGTAAATACATGATTTCTTCGCTAGAATTCGAATATCCTGACGAAGATAACGCGACATATTCGTTTGAAGCGACACTTGTCGGAAGCACGACGAAGGAGACCTTGACGGAAGTTCCGGCAGGCGCAACATCTATCGATTAATTGACGGCGGGTAACAACCTGCCTTTTCTTTACTAAAATAACGGAGGTAATAACGTATGGCACGTTTTGAAATAAACGGAAAAGAGTACGAATTAAAATTAACGTTTGAAAGTGTTAAATACTTAAACGGTTTGTTCGAAGGCGGTTCGTTTGAAGTTATCGGAAAAGCGATTATGGGCGACCTCAACACTTTCCCGCACGTTATTCATGCTGCACTGTTCCACACTGGCGAAAATTTCGCGTTAAAAGACGTTGAAAAAGCAATTGATGAAGCAATTCAAAACGAAAAACTCGATTTGGATGGCATCGTCAAACTTTCGAATGAAATCATCACAAATAGTTTTTTCTACAAAAAGACAGTGGAGAAACTGCTGAAAGAGAACAAAGAAGCGAAGAAAGCGATGGAGCAACTACTGAAATAAGAGACGAATTCGATCAGGCGATATTTAACGGTTGGCGGTATCTAGGATTAAACCCACACGAAGTAAAATCGCTAACACCGCGCGAATTTGAGATTCTTATGAAAGCGGAAAATGAACGACGATACGACGATTATGAGCGCATGGCAGTTCAAGCGCTTATGATCGAAAAGGCACACCGTGAAAAACGACCGAAATTAACGGATTTGTTCAAGCGTCCTAACGAACAAACTCACGACAAAAAGACGATAAATGAACGGCGAAAAGAAGTTGATGAAATCAACGCATGGCTTTCGACGTTGACAACAGAACGGAGGGGGTGACGGCTTGGAAGAAAATATTCTCGTCAAAGTAGGCGCGGATATATCGAATTTAACACGTGGGATGAGCGAAGGAGCAAAAAGCGTACAAAATTTCGGACAGTCCGTACAAAGAATTGAGCGCATGGCAAGTGGAATGTCGTCTGTCGGCGCGACAATTGGCGCAACGTTTGGCGCTGTTTCGGCAGCAACAACTACAGCGTTAGCTGGCATGGTAAAGACGACGGTTGATTTTGACACCGCGTTACGCAGAGCCGGCGCAATCGCCGGAGCAACGTCTGGTGAACTAGAAGAAATGCGTGCAGCAGCGCTGGATTTGGGCGCAACTACAACGAAAAGTGCAAGCGAAGTAGCGACGGCTATGACGGAAATGGCTGCGAAAGGATATGATGCAAACCAGATCATTGCCGCCATGCCGGGAATAATTGCGGCAGCAGAAGCGTCCGGCGAGGACTTGGCGCTAACGGCTGACACCGTTTCATCGGCACTCAATGCGTTCGGACTTGAGGCGGGTGAAGCTTCGAGAGTTGCTGACGTATTAGCGCAAACGGCCAATCAGTCAGCAGCGGGAATTCAAGATATGTCCTACTCATTTAAGTATGCAGCTCCCGTTGTTTCGTCATTAGGCGTTTCACTCGAAGAGTTAGCTGCGGCGACTGGGATAATGGCAGATGTTGGAATACGCGGTGAGCAAGCGGGCACAACGCTTCGCGGCGGTTTAGTTCAACTGCTTAAACCGGCGGAACAAACCGCAAAAATGATGGAATCGATGGGCATACAGGTGACGGACGCAAACGGTAAATTCATCGGTCTTGCCGGTGTAATACGCGAGTTTCAAGAATCGATGAAGGGCATGACCGAAACACAAAAACTCGCAACGCTTTCGCAAATTGTCGGAACAGAAGCGGCT